AAAAAATTGAAACTAAATAAATATAAAACTAAAACTAAAACTAAATTAAAATATTATAAAAAAACTATGAAAAATTTTCAGAAAACAAAAATGCATCAGGTTATACATGAAAGTGAATTAGATGATATATATTTTCAATATATAACAGAAGGTGTTAAAGAATATGAAGTACGAGTAAATGATGATAAAAGACAAAAAATTAAAAAGGATGATATATGGAAATTTAGAAATAAATCTAATCCTAATTTACCATTATTAGAAACATTAGTTACTAAAAGAAAAGAATATAAATCTTTTAGTGATGCTATAAACGCAACAGGATTTAAAAAATTATTACCTCAAGTACAATCTATTGAAGAAGCTATTGAAACATATGAGAATTTTAATGATGGTAAATATAAAACAGATGCTGAAATATATGGTGTAGTTATGTTTAAATTACAAATAATTCATACAATAGATATACAAAATCCAAAGAAATGTCCTACATTTGATTATATAAAATCAGGACAAAAAAAAGTAGAAGGACGTAAATATGCACCAAGATATCATAACTTAAAAGTAAATAATATTATTAGATTTGTTTGTTATGATGAAATATTAATGAAAACTATAAAAGCAATACGTTTATATAAAACACTTGAAGATTATTTAAATACAGAAGGTTTTAAAAAAGTATTACCATGTGTTAATACATTTGAAAATGCTCTTAAATTATATAATACTTGGTCAACAGAAAAAGATAGAAATAATTTAATAGAAAAATATGGATATGGATTTATGGCAATTGAGTTAAAATAAATATCTAAAATATCTAAAATATCCTAAATATTATAAATATATTTTAATTTTAATTTATTTTATAAATAATAACATCTAAAATTGATAATTTACATATTTGTTCATCTATATAATCTATTACATCTTCACCAACTTCAAATAAACTTGTTCCTATTTTATTATTTTTTCCAACAGAATAATATATATCTTTATATTTATATTTTTCGATTAATTGTTTTATTTTGTCAATATTATTATCAATTATATGTTTATTATATTCTGATAATTCTTTATAACCTTTATTTTTTAATGTTCCTGTGTCTAAGAAAAGGTTCGACCAAAATACTTATATTTTTTATATGAAAAATTACTCATTAAAATTGATATTAAATAAACCTATATAATAGTGTATATACATATAAAAGAAGAAGAATGGAACTCGTCATTTTAAACCAGAACTACACAGAATGGCAATGGCGAGATTCAATAACCCAAGAAATATTCCATAAAGATGCCTTAACAATGAATCCAGCGGACTTGCGTTTATTTCACAGCGATATAGTAGATGAAATAACCGAAGAAATAATCACTTCCTCACCCATTAGAACCATGAAAAACATTCCTTGTATTCTCGATTTCAAAGGCAATACGCACGGCAGGTCAAAAGATAAATTATTCTATCGGTGTATTCCCAACGATAAAACCATTCCACAATTTATTGTGCCGTATGAACCCAAAACAACCGGACTATCCAAAAATAAAGTAAATAAATATGTTTTAATTCAACTTAAAGAGTGGTCAGCCCAAGACAAACATCCCATAGGCACGTTGACAAACACGCTAGGCGATGTCGATAATTATGACGCATTCAGCGAATATCAACTCTATTGTAATGCATTGGTTATTTCACTGGCCGAGTTTAATAAACAAACATTATTTCTGAAAAATAAAAAGGCACAAGATGCTCTCATCGATGCTATTTGTGAACATTATCCAATGATTGAAAATAGAACACATTTAAATATATTTTCCATCGATCCGGAAGGGTGTGTCGATATTGATGATGCGATTGGTATTACAAACACCACGATAAGTGTCTATATCGCCAATGTACCTCTTATACTCGACCATTTAAATTTATGGCAACACCTGACCGATAAATGTTCTACAATTTATTTGCCGATGCATAAACTACCGATGTTGCCGACAATTTTATCCGATAATGTATGTAGTTTGTTGGAAGAGGAGTTGAGGTTTGCGCTAGCAATGGCAATTCCGCTGGGGGCTCTGCCCCCTCACCCCCGTACGCAAGAATACGAGTTTAAAAGTTCCGCTGCCTCACTACAGCCCGTATTAATCAAAGTAGCGAGGAATTATGTGTATGAAGAACCGGATTTGCTCGCAGATAGCGATTACCAATCGCTTTTAAAAATAACACAAACAATGGATAACAAAGTAAAAGATAGTCATGATTTAGTAGAGTATTATATGACTCAAATGAACTGGCGATGTGCTCAGGAATTGGTGAAACAGAACTGCGGAATATTAAGATCGGCACATATGAAATCGGCACATATGAAATCGGCACATATGAAAGAGAAAATGACTGAAGTAGAAGAAATTAATACACACTCTCCCGAAGTTAACAAATTTATTACCAACTGGAAATATGCATCTGGACAATACACTACTATTGAAGATAAACGTTCGCATGAAATGATAGGTTATGATGTGTATACGCATATTACATCGCCTATTCGCCGCTTAGTAGATGTGATTAATATGACTTTATTACAAGACAAATTAGGTTTAATCAAGTATAAAAATGGTGAAGCGATAAAGTTTTCTAAACTATGGTCTTCCAAGATGAAAGTAGACTTTATTAATACATCTACAAAATCTATTAAAAAAGTTCAAAATAATTGTTCATTATTGACTTTATATATTAAAAATAAAGACAATAGAAAGCGGCAATATGTAACAGGTTATTTATTTGATAGAGTATATACATCTACTGAAATAAATAAAAAACAAAAAAGCAAATACACGTATAATGTTTATATTCCAGACTATAAAATGGTGTCTACATTTAAAACTGACGAACTCGTAGAAAATTATTCAACCATGATGTTTACATTACATTTATTTATGGATGAATCCAATCTAAAACAGAAAATACGTCTACAAAAAAAAGAATAACTAGTTCTTTCTTTATTTGTTTGTTTTTTTTGTTTTGTAGAGTTTTTATATATTTTATATATTTTTTATAATAATTAATCGTCTTTTTTTTCTCCTCTCATTCTCATTGCTTTGTCTGTTAAGAATAAAGATATAAACCAAACTATTCGCATTTTTATAGTTTTTTTATTTGTTGATGATGGTTCTCTACAATCATCATCATCATTATTCTGATTCTGATTCTGATACATACTTTTACCCATTTTATAATATATGTTTGAATATATTATAAAAGTATAAGCAATTCAATTTTTTTTCAAATATATGCCGTCAGACCAATGACTCCTTCCAATGGACCACCAAACAAGTGTTGTGCTCCGTACTGACAACGGAGCAATTCCTTTTCAATCCAGTCGATTTCTTCGTCAAAGTTCCATGACGAGTTCAAGTCCTCAACCATATCATCGTCTGGTGCTTTTGTTTCTTGCAGAACGGCACTGCGAGCATCACGCCGATTGCGCGCATAGGTGTCGTTCTCCTTCTTTTTAAGGACGTTGACACGTTTAACAGCCATCTTTTGCGCATACCGAATTTGCTCATCAGGTGTACATTTCAACTTTTTATACCGATCTCTGCCGGACTTTTTCTGCCGCAGACCACTGCTGATCCGACCGCAAGCGGAATTGCCAAGATGTTGTTCGTAATAGTCGAATTCTTCGTCGTGTTCCTTATAAAACACATAGTCATCCAAAATTTCAAGGCCTTCGATATATGCGTCAGACGCATAAAATGGTGAATCCATGTCAGACGGATGCTCAAAGCAGAGTTTGTCTGTGTTGAATTCCATTCTGTTTCAGTTTTTGATTGGTTTGTATGTGTGATAGGTTATGCTTGGAAAAGCATTTCAATTTTTTATACAACCTTCGACGTGTAAGCGAAGCAATTGAAACAAGTTTGAAAGGTTGCGCCAAAACTTTACCCCATTGGACATTTCAAATGCAGTATAAAACAAAAAGATTCTTATTATCTAAACAACTTTAAATTCATAGAACCACGAACCAATAAGATATATACTAATGTATGTATGACTAAACCACGTGTTGTGGGACAACCATACCCGTCCGCGATTTTACCTAAAAGTCCGCCCAACACTTTTTGAGTAAATATATACGTGTATGGATGTATGACTAAAATAAAAATAAATGCCGAGAAGATCGTAATCTGCCATTTCTTATAACTGGAATCTGACATTCTAGTATATTATATAACTATATAAATATTTACGGCAAAGAAGTTTGAAAATTATTTTTTCTCTTCTGTTAACCGCATTGTATGAACAATTTTCGCAAAAGTGCCTTGCCCAGCATCGCGATCATATAAACGGGGATCTACATAGTCGCCACTCAAATTAGTTTTGATGGGTTTATCTCCATACCGATCTATATAACCAGCATTGGCTATTTTTTCGGATTTATCTGAATTTATTATAGGCGAAAGGTATGAATTAAATTCTGACGCAAATGCAAAAGGTCCATTGTAGCGTGTTCCTAATACCATTGCGTCCAACAATTGTCCCTTGTTTAATCCTTTGATATTGATAAAAGTAGTATCCATTTTATTTGTTTATAGGTGTTAAATGACATAATATATTAACTATTATGTTATTTCAATTTTTTGATATATAATATTCTACTTTCGTTTATGTGATTTACGGCGACTGCGTCTAGATTTATGTTTATTCGATTTAAGGCGATGGCGACGGCGTCGTGATTTTTTTCCACCGATCATCTGGTCAGGTTGCGCTTGCTCTCCGTCTATATCATTATCCGGATTATATTCTTCGGTATCTCCTCTTTGCATTGAAGCATAAGGGTCAACAACCGGATCGCTTATACCTTGGAATGAATTAAAGTATTGTTCCATACAATATTGTATTTCCGTATACAATTCTCTATCATCCAAGTCTTCATCTCTTAAAACATTTTGAACACATTCTCTTAATGACATAGGCATTTATATATAATATTACTATTTAATAATTTATATATGAAAAAAATTATAAAAGTCAAGTATTATCCATAAAATAAGAGGGATGTTCAAACCAGATGTGTTTTACCAACGCAAGTTCACTTTCATACGGCGGTTGCTCATTAACACATAATACACATATAAAATGAATGTGGGTTAAATGCTCGTTTAATTCTTTTATAGTCTGAAAAAAATAATTACATTTTACGCATATAGTTGTCGTCGGTAATGGAGAAAATGACATTATATAATGTTATAACTATTTATTTAAGTTATAATAAAATTAATTAGTATAATTATTCGCATTATATTTTGCCTTATA